TGCTTGTCGGGCTCGTCGAGCATGGTCGAGACGTTGGCCATCTGCTGCTCGAAGTCGGCGAAGATCTTGACGCCGGCCACCAGCGGCGTGGCGAACACCGCGCTGACCTTGGCCAGTTGCATACCGATCTGGCGCACCGACGCACTGAAGGCCTTGAGCCTGCGCGATGCGCTATGCAGGCCCTTGACCAGCCGATTGTCGTGGGCGTAGAGCTCGACGTAGGCCGCCCCCGCCCGGATGTTCCTGGCCGATGGCACAGCGTGTCCTCCCGCTATCGCTTCGTTATCGCGGCCCGGAATGACACGCCGGTCCAGGTGGCAATGATGATGGCCAGGGCCTCGGCGAGCTTGTCGTCAATCAGGCCAGAGCTCCAGAAAAGCCCCAACGTCCCGGCCGCGATCATCCCGAGGTACGTCTTCTTGCCGCTCAGAAACGCTCGGATCTGACGCAGTGTCTCCATCGGATTGGACCTCCATCACCGTCTGTGGCTCGGATTCACTCCGCACGATCTTGACCAGCACGAGGTCACCTGTCGCGCACCCCGCCGTCGGCACGGTGCAGACCAGCGGCACGACCGGCCACAGAATCATCGAACGAACGATCCTTCGCATTCGCGTCACTCGGATTCCTCCTTGATCGCATCGCTCGCCGGCTGGGTAGACGCGACATCAGGCCCCTGGTCACCCTGTGTCGCCCCGGCCAAGTTCGCGCTCACGCCGTCGAGCTTGACGCTGGCCGTCCAGACGAAGCCCGTACCGACGATGCCGTAGCCGTCCATCACGTAGCCGGGGTTGATGAGCGACCCCTGGCCCTGGAGCGCCGCCGACCGCTGGCCCAGGTCGGTGACCGCCTTCTGGACGGCCGGCGAGACGACCTCGTCGATCATGCGGTTGCTAACTCGCTCGATCGGCTCGGTATTGACCGCACAACCCGGGCTGAGGATCACTACCAACAGCGCCAACACCAGCGTCTGCACTACCTTCCGTGGGAACATGGTTTCAGACTCCTTCCTGCACTTGCACGTTTGTCCACAAACACCTGTTTGAGGATCGACAGGTCGCTGGTCCGGATGATTGGCTGGTTCGATTGCCGCTGCTCCATCGGGTCGAAATCCGCCGGCGTGAACGGCCTGGTCTTCTTCGGATCCCGGTGAGCGTTGGCGATCATCGCCAGAATCGCTGACGTATGGGCCCAGTTGTCCCGCACCTTGGCCTCAGCCATTGCCAGCAGCTCGCGCAGCGTCAGGGGTCCGGGATCGAGGCCGACGACGCCGGCGAGCTGCCAGATGAGCTGCCAGGCATCGACGCGTTTAACTCCGCTTCGATCCGGGCTTCCAGTTCCGGATCGTCCAGTCGCGTCTCGGCCACCTGTAGCGCCCGGGCCTCCAGCGCCTGAAGCTTGGCCAGGGCCTTGGCCAAGACCCGGCGCTTCGGCCCGGGGAAAAAATCCACGAGTTCCTCCAACAAGGCCGTGGTCGCGTGGTCAATCGCATCACCGGCCATCGCCCGGCCGAGGTCCTCGTCCCTGACCTGCTTGGCGTCCGCCTCGGGCTTGACCAGGCAGTAGATCACGTCGCACAGCAGTACCGGGTCGCTAACGATCCGCTCCAGCAGCTTGCCGTCCACCACGTCCAGCAGGTTGACCTCGAGCAGCGAGCGGACGCGCTTGATCGCGTCCACGTTGACCGTGATCGTCCAGGTCCGGCCGTTGTTGTCCTGGAAGGTTTTCATGGATCAGCTCCCGGTTACCCAGGCCGGCGCCCGGGTCGAGTAGGTCGGCTTGGCCGTCACGCTGACGGTGATGGCCTCCTCCAGCGGCTCGTTGCGGGTGAAGTTGGTGATCGAGAAGTCGGCGTCGAGCCCTTCCCCGCTCTCTCCGTCCAGGATCGCCAGGGCGATCGCCGTGTTGTTGAAGTACGCCTGGCGGATGGCGGTAAAGCCGGCGTCGCCCGTGTCCCAGATCATCTCGAATTCAACGCTGCCGTTCTTGAGTGTGGCCACCGTGGCCCGCCAGCCCTGGTTGCCCCGCGTGGTCACGTCCGCCTCACCCGTCTCCAGGTTCAGCGTCACATCCTTGACGTTGGTCAGCTCCGTCGTGGCCGTGCTGCCGGCCGGCCCGTAGTAGAGCTTTGCCTCCATGCCTAACTTGATGGCCATATCCGTCTCCTTATCTCACCGAAGACGCCCACATGCGGGGCAGTCGATCCTTGATCTTCTCCAATGCCGGGCCCATGAAGGGCCGGCGGTCGTATCGCTCATGCCGGAACCGCCCGCCGAACTCGTGCGCCATCGCGGACGGGCCGACAATGTCATAGGCCGGTCCGATCACCACGCGCTGCTGGTGTTTCTCCACCGCATACAAGATCGCCCGTCGCAGTTGCCCGCGCCGGGTTTTGGGCGGCGTACCCGGCGCCGACGGCTTCGGACTCCGGCGAATGCTCCGCCGAGCGGCCAGTCGGACGGCCGCGCCCGCGTGGCCGAGTGATTCGATGCTGGCCTTTCGCAGTTGGCGAAGGACCTTCGGCACGTCGTCTCGTGTGCGGATACGCATGCCGACCATCAGCCGGCCCCCATTCTCAGAAGCCCGTGATGATTCCCCGGCCGCTGCTCGGCCCCGATATCACCCGAACGCAAGGCCCGATCGATCGCCGGGCTGATCGAACGCAGGCGATAATCGCCGTTGACCGGATCGACGAACTTGGGATCGTCGGCGATCACATCGCCCACACCCGGGGGCACGTTCTCGTAGTTCGCGGTGCAGCCTGTGATCAGGTTGTTTCGCAGGGCAATGGTTGGTCCGGCCTGTTCGTAGGCTTTCACGCCGACGGCGTAGTTGTGGATGATGTTGTTGGCGGCCAGAGCGGAGTAAGCACTGAAATGGAAGCCCGCCTGGCCGTTGGCCTTGGCGGTTTCACTGCCGACGATCGTGCAGTGGACCACAACAGGGTTGAGGGTGAAGCTCGTGTCGACGCCGTGCCCGTCGTTGTTCAGCAATCGGCAGAACTGCAGCGATCCCAGGCCGGCGAACGGCGTACCGGCCCCGTTGACGAAGTCGGACGCCAGCACGTCCACCGGACCATAGATGCCGTACAGCATGAAGCTATCGAACAGGCAGTTCACCAAGACACAGTGGTCCGATGCGTACAGGTCGATGAAGTTGTTCCGCCCCGCACAGTTCACGAACAGCACGTCGCGGGAAACCTCCGACGCCGGCCCCTCGGCACGATTCTGCGTCTGGATGTTGCGGATCACATAGTTGAGGCCCCACGACAGGCTGCCCTTGGAGATCGCGGCGTAACTGGTACTGCTGCAATTCAGGCACGCACGATATTCGTCGAACCGGGGATCGCTGGGCCACGCCTGAGGATTGGCCTCGAAGAAGGCGGTCGCGTCGCCCTTGGTATCGCGATAGCCCTCAATCACGATATGCTGGGCCAGCGTGCCCTTGGTCTTGAGGCTGATGATCGGCGCCCCGTTCGGCAGATACTCCCCGTCAGCCTTGATCCAGATCGTATCGCCCGGATTGACGCAATCGGCAGCCTTCTGCGGCGTGTCAAACGCTCCGCCGATCGTCCAATCCTGGTTGCCGGCAGCGCCCGGTGAGGGGCTAACCGTTACGTGATCGTTCGCGTCGTCAACCGCTGTGATCTCGAAGATGTCCGTCTCATGGATGCCGTCGGTCCGGCCGGCGATACGGATGGTGTCGTGGCTGCTTCCCTGGTTGACACCCGACAGATCGGTCCCGGCGGGCAATGCGACGATTGCACCACCCGTGATTGCGTCTGTGCCGCTGACGATCATCGCCTCGGACGAGCCGCTATTGTTCGCCGAGCCGTTCTGAGCTGACACGTGATACGCCAGCGCCATCACCTGACCTCCCACGGTGTCTCTATGGGCGGCGAGAGGTAGACGTACCGCTTGGTCTCCGGGTCCCAGCGGCCATGCAGGCGGCTACCTCGCACCTCGTGGGTGATGACCTCACCGTCGATTTCCACCTCTGCGGTTCGCAGGGCCACGTCGGGCTCTATCAGGCTCGTGTTGCAGCGCGTGACCGTGGATCCGGGCGGCGGTTCGCAGTTGGTCAGGTTGCAGTTAATGAACGCTCGTGGCGTGTCGTCTCCGGGGAACAGTCGGACACCTCGCTTCTTGCCGTCCGCGTCGATGGGGCTTGGCTGGCTGAAGTTGCAGCGGCGGTACTCGCGGTCAAGGGCCGAAGGGCGCACCTGGCCAGAGAAGTTGCGGTTCGTCACCACGCCAGGTCCTCCTCGACGATGAGGCCATGGGCCCGTCGAGACAAAATGAGCACGCGCCGCAGGAGCGGGTCCCGCTGGAGCCAGCGGTGCCGCTTGGCTGCGGGAAGAGATGCGAAGGTCGGCAGAGCATCTGACAGTCGCCCTGCGAGCTCATCAAGGAAAGCCATCGCCCGCTGGTAATCCTGGCTGCTTGTGCTGATCGTCAGTCGCATGAGAGCTTGCCCTTTCTGGTCGTCATCCTTTTCCTACTCCTCCTCGCGATACACGGCCCATCCGCCGCATCGCCAGGCGGCGCTGAGATGGATTGTCAAGGGCTCGCCCGGTTCCGTTCTCAGCCAGGGCATGGACGGGTCGGCCGGCATGGGGAGAACGAAACCGCCGCGATCACCGACGGGAATCGGACCCGTCAATGCGGTGCCCGTATCCGCCGGGCCCGAGTAGAAGGTCACGTCCACCGCCTCTTCGGCCAGTAGGCAGATCCCGAGCACGGAAATCCGCTTGTCGGGAACGCCAGCGATGATCTCGTTGCCCGTGGCCCCGTCGCTGTCGGCGTCGATGATCGCGCGTTTGACTTCGATGCCGCCCCCGGTGCGGACCAGCAGCTCGCCGGTGCCCTCGTCGATCGCCACCGTCGCGGCCTGGATCCATCTGCGTTGTGTGGCCATTTGCCTACCTCACCACGCGAAACGTCAGCGTCAGGACGCTGGTGAACACCCGGTTCTGCTCCATGTGCTCGGCGGCGTAGATAGGGGCATTCTCGGTTTTGACCCACACCGCCTCCGGCAGCTCTTCCAGCCGCTTGAACCGGAAGTGGTCCGCGATCTGCTCCACCAATGTCATCAGCGGGTCGAGCTCGGCGGCATCACCGTTCTCGAACTTCTTCTGGATCGCGATGTCGATCCGGCAGTCGTGTTGGCTTCGGCCCCGGCCAGCCGTTTCGATCGTCATGCCCTGGGGCACTACCGTCACGTGCAGCGTCCCCATCTCCGGCAAGTCGAACACCGGACGATAGTGCCGCTCGGCGGTGAACTCCTGGCCAAACGAGCCGGCATTCAGCTCGGCCGTGACGGCCTCGGCGATATCCGTGATACCAGCCACGTCACACTTCCTCCCGGGCGATGCAGGGCCGCGAGATGATCTTGTCGTGTACCGATCGGCTCAGTTTCATGAGATCGCTGGTCATCGCCATCAGGTCGCGAATCGCCTCGGTGTTGCCAGCGATGATCCGGCTGTTGGCCTCCAGCACGTCCAGCAGCTTGCGGATCAGCCAGATGACCACGCCCAACAGGACCACGGAGAAGCCCAGAAAGCCATACTGCACCACGGGTTGGATCATCCAGTCTTCCATCTACGCGTCCTCGGTCCCTACGTGTTTCGTGTGGATCCGCAGCGTGCGGCGATACGGATCCGAATACCGCCAGTCCGGCTCGTTGCCGCCCGGTCCCATGACTTCGTGAATGAACACCTTGCCGTCCTGCGTCTCCCTGATCCGGTCACCGCGTTGCGGCAATGTCGGCTGGCCGCCGAGCACCAGGTCGGCCGTCCGGATCAGATAATCCCGCCGCACATGCCGGATTGTGGCCCCGTAGCCTTCGTCGATCCGGAAGACGGTCTGGCCAACCGTGCCCGCCACTTCCACTGACTCGCCGTCGCGCTCGTAGACCACCGTCCGCGTCATGTGCTCATGACGCTGGTCCTCCAGCCAGGCCGCGCCCTTCTCGAGCAGGTCCGCCATGGGTGCCTCACTGGCTCAGCCGCACCCGCACGGTCGCATCCGCGTCGGCCGCCGCCTTCACCGTCTTACCGATGAGCTTGTTGGCGCCCGATTCGTCGTCGGTCTTGGCCTCGCTATCGGCCACGTCCCAGTAGACCGTGGCGCCGGCGGAGACCGCCGTCCCGCCGCCGGTCGCCTTCGGGAAGTCGAACACGCCGGTGACCGCCAGCGCGCCGAGCGCGCTGGCTGCGATCGGGCTCTTCGCGATGCCGACCAGGTCACCCTGAACGACCACGTCTCCCGCCGCGACGTCGGCGCCCGGCGTGTAGTCGATCGAACTGCCATCGTGAACGTATGTCACCAGTGCCATGACTCATTGCTCCTCAAACCGAAAGCCTCATCACGCCTCGCCCTTCGCCTTCACGCCGCCCTTGGGCTCCTGCAGCGCGACACCGAAATCATGGTAGCCGCGCATCTGCACGCCCAGCACGTTGAAGTCCGCCTCCGCGGTCTCGATCGTCGGCGACTCCTGGCCGTTCAGGAACGCAACCTCGATCACGGGCAGGTCGTTCGGATCGGCCAGCAGGTACCACGCCTTGGCCGACGAGCCGGTGTACTGAGCGTTGGCCAGGTACCGGCTGACCTCGGCCCGGAACTTGCCCGCATGCGGGTTGGCCACCGGGTACTTCGTGCTGGCCGTCGTGTCGCGGATCTCCAGCGACTTGAACAGCATCGTGGCCATCGCGCTGAGCGACGTGGGCACCAGCAGCACCGCCGGCATGATGCCGATAGGCTTGCCGTCTGCGTCGGTCTGGTCCATGAACGTCTGCTCGGCCTTGCTCAGGCCGTCGATGCTCAGGACGGTGTCGGCGCCCTCGAGGTAGTTGTTGTTGGCGGCCTTGAAGAAGTTGGCGTTGTTCAGAAAGATGGTCCAGAACACGTCGTTGATCTTCAGGCCCGATCCACGCCCGAGCTTGCGGGGCACGGTGGTGATCGCGCCCAGGTCGTCGTTAATGATGTCCCGCCGATCGATGGACAGCAGCAGGCCGTAGGTGTCGGCCTTATTCTGGTAGGATTCCTCGCCCAGCGTCCCGTGTTTCAACTCACCGCCGGGGGCGACCTGCTCGTACTGGTCCTTGCCGATCAGCCGGTAGCTCGTGACCGTTTTGAAGTCGCTGACGTTGCGGACGGAGGTGACGTTGCGCCAAGTGCGTTCGACGCTGAAGAAGCCCTCGAGCAGGAACTTGTTCGCGACGTTGGACAGGATCCCGCCGATGTCGATCGTCGAGAAGGCCGCCTGCAGGTTGTGGCCGAACGCGTAGCGCAGCACCGACCGGCTGTCGCGGAAGTTCCGGCCGGTGAACCCATTGGCCCACGCGGCCTCCAGCAGTAGCTCCTGCAGGCCAATCCCGCCCCGGAACCGCTTGCTGGCCGCCTCGAGCGTCTTCTCGTCGTGGAGTTCCTCCACGTCTGCCAGGTTGGCGGTCAGCATGCACGCGGCCTCCAGGATCTGGCCGTCCATTGCCTGGTCCACCACGCGCACGGCCGGTGCCTTGGGCCGCGAGGCACGGAGGAGCTCGAGCTCGCACTTGTCCGTGCTCCAGCCCTCCGCAATCGCCCTCTCCTCGAGCTCCGGGAACCGGCCGTTGCAGACGCGCCGGATCGCGGCGAGCCGCTTCGTCTCGGCAATCGCCTTGGCACGAATCTCCGGTACCGGATCGGCGGAGGGGCTAGCCTCCGTGCTAACCTCGTCCGCCGCCTCATCACGCGTGACTTCCGGCTCGGTCCCCGCCTCTGAAGCCTCAACGACTTCCGTGTCTTTCGTCTCGTCCATGGATTGACTCTCCTGCCGTTGTGCCGCGATGGTCGCGGCCGTATTGCTGTCTGCTCCGAGGTCCACGAAGCTGATCTCGCCCAGTACCGTCTTACGCGCCACGTACAGCGGGCCTTCGAACGTCCGGCCGTTGACGGTCACCGCCTTGCCGGCCCGGACGAACTCGGACTGCTGCACGGCCGCGCCGAGCGACGCCTGCCACGGGAAACCCCGCCTTCCACTTGCCACGACCTCCCGGGCCGCGAGCGTGTCGCGCGACACGATGCCCTCGGCCACCAGCCGGCCGTTCTCTACGGCGATGCGCTCAGTGTGCCCTACGCCGGCGTACATGCTGTGCCCAAACCGAACGGGGCGGCGCTGCGACGGGATCATGAGCCCTGCGAAGTCCACGACGACCGGGAAGCGCCAGCCCTCGATGCGCATCGCGTCGCCCGAGTACGCCACCATCGTGAAGCGCGGGATGGACTCGCCATCACCCTCGGCCTGGGCGGCCTCGATCGTGATGTTGCCGGCGTCGCAGACCAGGTCGATGTGGCCGGTCGCGGAGACGTCCGCCTGCCGTTGGCACACTGCAAGCCGCTGATCGCTGTCGGGGAACTCCCGCTTCATCACGTCATCCTCCATGCACCGCCGCACGAACGCCGCGCGCGGCTCACCGTCATACCGCTTCGGCAACGGCATCCTCGTCCTCCGTGACGTCGTCTTCGTCAGCGTCTTCGGGCTTTGGACTGTGAACTGCGGACTGCTCCAGCCCCAGCTCGCGGATCAGCTCGACCTCGCGGGCTCGTTGGCGAAGCTCGCTCTCCCAGTCCAGGCCCGCCTTGGCGTACTCCGCGGCGAGCGTCGTGGTGTGGCTGGCCAGACGCGTGGCCTGTGCGTTGGCCTCCTTGGCCGGATCGACGTGCTCGAAGCCGTCCCAGAACCACTGGTGCGGGAACTCGACGTC